CGGCATTACCTAAAACCCTGCTGCTTACATAGTCAGCAAGGGGAGATCAGCAACCTCGCCTGCAGCATTCCCCGCTAACCGGAGAAGGCCTTTCACACCAGACTCAATTATGCTTCTAGCGTGACGCCCGACGAGGCTCTTAGCCACTTGGACAACCGGGTGATTCATGAACCCGGTTTTGGACTGGGGGATGACTCTAGGGTGGACAGCCAGCTGTAATGCTGGACTGTTCGCTAGAGCCACCGCGGCCGGGATATGCTCCTTCGCGCTCTGCTCAGACGGAATAATGTTAGCAACACGCATAACATTGTTCGCCTCAGCAGCCCTGTCGCTGATCGATTTGGGAATGAGGTGCGGCCCTGCGATTCCCCGGACGGCAAGACCGGCCAACATCCAGTCGAGCTCAATTATCAGAGTGTAGTTCTGCTGCTCGGCAGTGGTGTTGTCCATAATGACAAAAGCCGCCGCTGAGCCCAAATCACCAGTGTACGCAGCCCCGGAACCGGAGTACGCATGGTGAAACGCAGCCAAACCAGACCGGGGCACTAAGCACGCCGGTTTCTTGTTCGACCCGATTGTCATATCATTATACGCCTTGAAGACTCCAAGGGAAGACAATTTTGGGATCTGCACTGTTGGTGCTCCGAGGTTGGTTTGGTCCAACCTATTTGTTGGTTGGAAAAGATACGCCATACCACCACGTTTGGCACCAGGGGTTGTGTTTATGAGTCTCACCCTGACAGCAGCGAGCTGCCAGCGGAGGTAAGACCCATCATTCATGAGCCCTTTCCACGGGACAGGGACCACAGACGCATGGGCCTGCACGGAGCTACCCAGAAAGGGCACAGTGGAATTAATCCCTATGCTACCAGTGCTAGGAGCCGTCAAAGTCCCAGACGTAACCGCTGCCGAGACATATGTAGTGGCATTGTCTGCGGGACCCGGTACGCCGTAGACGCCGGTGGCCAGTTCTAAAAGGGGACTGGAAAACGATTTGGGAGTGTCCGAGTCAGTAAGGCTGCTCGTGGCACTCATGATGTTGAATTGCACTGTCGTATTGGAGTTGATCGTGCTATTGAACATATATCGTCCAGTGAACTGTTGTTGGTGGATGGATGGTTCGATGTTATTATTCTCTAAGGGATAGGAAACGCGTTGCGCGTCCTTGCATGAACCATGAAATTCAATCTCCTCAGGGGTGAGAAATGAGGAAGCCTCAATAAAACCGCGATCGGTGGCAACTTTAGGTGCCCTAGGCACAAGGTTGCCGCCGCGAACTCGTTCGGCGAAAGCATTAACTGCTGGTGCCGTGGCTTTGTTCGAGACAGTGCGCGATTCCACGCGCTTCAAATCCTTTTCGATTTTAGAGATCTTCTTCTTTTCAGACATCTTATCTTTAGTAAATTTTCTCTGCAGCCCCACTGCAGAGTACTCGTCCTGAAAGGACACTGCGCTTTGCTGCACGAAAGGCAACCACCCTATATCACGTAAGAAGGAAATAATCTCCTCCCTCTGTTCTTTCGGGTTGTGCCGAATCTCCATCATAAATTGGTTAAAAAGATCTACATCATATTTATGCTTAATTAGCTTATATATGACGCGCCCAATCGTAGTTAGAGAGCATTGGCCGGAGTTGGTATAACGGTGGCTGCAAAATTCAACCACCCAAGAACCATCACTCCCGCGCTCACGCCGAGCGGCAGCGCGGGCCAATAGACCCACGCTCGCGTAATCCAGCACCACAGCGGGTTGACTCGCGAAAAGGTTGTCATCCCCGACTGAGAGAGTACGAAGCTCTACAGCACCGGCGGCGTATGCTAAATATGCCGTGCAAAAGTTGCGCATTATTGAGTTTAAGAAACCGGTCAGAAATTGACCAGATTTCCAACCTCCAAGAAAATGGTAAGCTGAGCCACCAGACGTACAACACACGCTCAAGGTCACCAGGTGGAAATAATTGTTCCAGAACTGGTGGTAGCGAGGCGGGGATTTGCGAATGCAAACCACCCGGGCTTCCTCGAGCAACTCCACAAGACTAAGATCCCAGTTGGAGACGTCACTCTCATCCACATGCCCGAATTCCTCGAACATGTCATTGACTGTGCTCTCCAGCTCTTTTGTCATGTCGTCGGTAAAACCGATTCCAATCATGCTGGGACCCTGGGCCCATTCTAGGCCATAGAGTTTGGTTGTTTTGGTCATGAGTACACGCTCAACAATTTGGAAAACCAGGCTATTACTGAAAATCAGGCGATAACGCTGAGAATCCAACTTGCGACGCGGATGCGGCTCATTCTTAATGAATACACGGTAAACTTGGGCATAACCGGAGGCCACGAGCTCAGAGAGAGACATGACTTTGAGGTTTTCATCAAGCATCCCGTTCAATAAATGTAAACAAGCAGATAATAAAAGTTCTGCATAGTTTTCCAATATATCCTGGTTGGTAGCACCGAGCTTGCTAAAAGGCACACCCGGACTTGATTCAGCCTTGACCTGACCCATCGCGAAAACAATTGCTTCACGACGTTGGTCTTGGGTCTCAAGCGACGCTGGCATGGTGAACGGCCGATAGTGGTTATTCATCCAGCCATGCGCACGCTGGGCTGCTGTCTTGTTCATAAACCCATTAGTGTCCAAACGACGTTTCAGCGCATTATGGAGCGCTACTCTTTCGTCGTCCTCAGACCGCGGTGGGTAGGCGAAGTTGGCCAGCGTCTCTACAAGATCTGCATGGCCCTCAACCTCACCATCGACCAACATCCGCTGAAATTTAGAGAGCTTTGGTTGGGGTGGTTTGTTATAGCTTTCAACTAAATAACGCACCTCACCACAGCT